ATCCAAGGACATTATTAGATATGGTGCTATTCAGAATATTAATGTCTTATCTCCGTCAAATAATATTGATGTCATTAATGTTCCAAATTTAATTATTAGTGATCCTGTTGGTTCAGGAGCAACAGGGCACGTTTCAGTCACTGGTTCTCTTAAAGAAGTGAGAGTCCTTAATGGTGGATTTGATTATCTATCTGTACCAACTCTTAAAATAGAGGGTGGTAATGGAAAAGATGCATTTGGATCAGTCAATATGAAATTGATTGATCATGCACCAGAATTTTTTGCAGATCAAGTTTCTGCAAATGTTTCTTTAGTTTCAGATACCATTGGATTTTCTACTTTCCATAAATTTAGAAATGCAGAGCAAGTAATATATAAAACTTTTGATGAACCAGCAGGAGTGGTTGGTTTAGATACTAGTGCATTGTACTTTGTATCAACTGTTAATAACACCACCGTTAAATTACATCCAACCCAAGCAGATGCTATTTCTGGTATCAATACTATATCATTGACTGGATTTGGAATTGGTAAGCATGCTCTTCAAAGCGTAAACAAAAAATCCATAGTATCTTCAATTAATATAATCAGTGGTGGAACCGGATATGAATCTAAAAAGAGAACTGCTCCTGTAGCGGGAATTAATACCTCGTCAAGTATTATTACAATAAAGAACCATGATTACAAAGATGGAGAGAAGATTAAATACTCTGTAATTGGAACTGTAGCAGAAGGTCTTACCAACAATACAGAATATTATGTTACATCTGTAGATAAGGACTCATTTAAACTCTCTGCAATTGGAATTAGTTCCGACGTTGAATTTTTCTATAGAACTAAGCAATATGAAAATATTAGTTCTGTAGGTGTGGGAACTCATGTATTCAACTATCCAGACATTACTGCTACTTTATCTGGAGAGGTTGGTATTTCATCTATCGGCGCAGAAACATTTAAAGCTTCCATAGAACCCGTAGTACGTGGTTCTATCACATCTGTTCATATTGAAAATGAAGGTGTTGGTTATGGATCATCAGAAATAATTAATTTAGATCGTCAACCTACAATTACTATAAGTGGTGGAAAAAATGGTCAAGTTAGACCTGTTGTTAGTAATGGAAGAATAGAACAAGTTATTATATTAAATTCTGGAACTGGATATAATACTACTCCCGATTTAAGAATTATTGGGGATGGTCAAGGAGCAATTTTAATTCCAATTATTTCAGGCGGATCTTTATCGGAAGTAAGAGTTGCTGAACCTGGTAGTGGGTATGGCGCATTAAATACTTTCATTGATGTTGAAAATTCATTTGATTCTGAACTACAACCAGAGTTTTATTCTGATCTTAAAACCTGGAGAGTTAACTCAGTCGAAAAGAATTTCCCATTCTTTACAAAAGATGATGGTATAGTGGTTGAGGGAGAATATGAACTTCAATATGCACACCTTTATGCACCTAGAATTTTACGAGAAAGTAATTATTCTGTAGATTCAGAGGCAAATATTCTTTATGGGGAGAGTGATCTACGTAAGGTAAACAGTATTGAAGTAGACTCAGAGCAACACTCACCTATTTTAGGATTTGCCTATGATGGTAATCCAATATATGGTCCATATGCGTATACCACTAAGAGTGGCGGTGTTATATCACAAATGAAGTCTGGATACTCTCTTGATTTAAAAACTGGACGACCCCCATTATCAATATTTCCAGAGGGATTCTTCATTGAAGATTTTACCCATGAAAAAGTTAGTGATGAAACTATTCTTGATGAAAATAATGGAAGATTTAGCGTAACTCCAGAATATCCAAATGGAACTTACGCATATTTTATGACGATTAATAATTTACAAACTGAGTCCTCTGGTGTATTTGAAAAATACAAAAAACCAGTTTTCCCGTATATTATTGGTCATAATTATCATTCAGTTCCTAATCAATTTAATTTTGATAAATCTTCAAATCAAGATGATTTTAATTTTGAGGAAAGTGATCTTCGCAGAAATACTGATCCATTAAATTTAATCGATGAAGATGAGCAATTATATTCTTACCTTTTTATTCCCAATAAATTAAATCAAACCGCAAAAATTAGTGCAGTTTCGCCGGGAACAATAGACTCCATTGGTATTTTAACAGGAGGCACCAATTATAAAGTTGGTGAAACTTTGGTATTTAATAATGATGGAACTGAAGGAAGTGGTGCTCACGCTAAAATTAGCAGAGTAAAAGGTAGACCAATTTCTAATATTAGTGTTGCTTCTAGTTCCATATCAAACGTTGAGATATATCCAAAATCATCTGGAGTTTATGAAGTTATTTGCGACAACCCTCATGAGTTTTTAAATCTTGATTTAGTTTCTATAACAGGATTGTCTACAAATGCTAGTGGAATCGAAGGATCTTATTCTGTAGGAATCTCATCTAACGTTCTTCGTTTAGCAGGTGTTGGAACAACTGCGGTTGCAATCGGCACTGAGAGTGTTACTGGTTTAGTTACACACTTTAGTGTGACGGGTGATATTACTGCTACCAAGGTAAATGATGTCCTAGGTATCGGAACAGAAAAAGTTCAAGTTCTTAACGTAGACTTTGATAACTCAAGACTGAGAGTTCTGAGAGCTGTTCGTGGAACGGTCTCTGCTGGACATACTATTGGTAAGTTACTGATTGAAGATTCTAGAAATTTTGACATAAGCACCGGTATCACCTCAACTTATAAGTTCACAAAAAATGAGCAAGTTTACTTTGATCCAACTGAAACTGTTGGATTAGGAACCACTGCTGGTGTTGGTATTGGAACTACAATTTCTTTTGCTAATCCTGGTGCAGGAATAACACAGAAATTTATTCCTACCAAATCCTTATATTTCAGAAATCATAATTTTAAAACAGGTGATCAGTTAACATATTCTCCTGGTAATGGTGGCACTGGTTTATTTGTTGAGGATGAAACTAATGTTGGTTTTGGAACAACTCTTACCAATGGACAAAAATTATTTGTTGCAAAAATTGATGATGATTTAATTGGAATCGCAACCGTCAGGGTTGGTCTTGGAACCACGGGAACATTCATTGGTGTTGCTGCATCTCTTAGAAATTCATCTACATTGTTTTTTAAAGATGTTGGTGTTGGAAACACTCATAGTTTTACAACAAATCACACTGTTATAACTGGTGAAATAAAGAAAAATACAGTTACAGTGAGCACATCTGGAACACATGGAATTAGTCCAAGACACAGGGTGGATATTTCAGTAAATCCAAGATCAAATAAAACTATAGTTGTAAAATATAACGACTATAATAGAAATATCATATTCAATCCATTAGGATTTTCTTCTACAGGAATTAATACTTCCACTGGAGCAATTAATATTCCTGATCATAATTTTAATGGCGGCGAAAAAGTAATTTATAATGTCGGAGTTGGTAGCGATGTATCCACGGGATTGACTAATGATAAAGTCTATTATATCTCTAGAGTTGATAATGATAATTTTAAGTTATCCAACACATATTATGATGCTACAAGAGATATTCCTGTTACAGTTGGAATCGCAAGTACAGGACTTACCGGTGGTAATATAAATCCAATTAATCCTCCAATTACTCTGTATAAAGATTCTACTGTTACATTTGATCTCTCAGATCCCTCTCTTGGATATTCTATATTAGGATCTGCATATCCTGCATTTGATTTAAATCTTTATAGGGACAAAGATTTTGATATAAAATTTGATAAGTCGGATAATAGTAAAACGTTTGATTATAATAAATCTGGTCAGGTTGGGTCAAGTGGAGCAACTGCAGTATTATCTGTAAGTTCTAATTTGCCAGAAAATCTTTATTACAAATTTGATCTGGTGTATGATGCAAGTCTTCCAACGATCAAATCAGATGTAACAATTGACACCGAAGTGATTTCGGGCAATCAATTAAAGATTAGAAATAGTGAGTATTCTGGTAAATCAAACAGAATAAAAATTGTTTCTCCAACTTCTTTTTCATATGATCTTCCAAATGCTCCAGAGAGTGTATCTTACGCATCTACTATCGCTGCACTTTCTTTTGAGACAGATTGCGATCACACCGTTGGTCCTATTGCTAAAATTGAAGTCATAAACTCAGGAAAAAATTATTATGCACTCCCAGGAATTTCCACAGTCAACACTGGAATTGGTTCTGGTGCTATTTTAGAAGCACAAAGTTCCACTATTGGTTCGCTAAAATCAACATCAATCCAAGATATTGGATTTAATCTTCCTGCTGATAATACTCTTAAATCGAGATTATTATTCCCACAAACTATTCGCATTGAACCATTAGCGATATTTGATCAGGTTGGTATTTCTTCTTTTGGACGAGGATTCTCTATAACACCAAAATTGGTTGTTGTTGATGGTAAGACACAACTACCAGTTAATGACGTTGATCTTAAAATGACACTTGGAAATTCCAATGTTAAAATTATAAAAAATACTAATGGAATATCTAATGTAACACCTACAATTATTCCAACTCAAACTGACTCTGGTGTGGGCATCAGCACCATTGAATACTTCCCCGCAACTAAAGATGCTCTTGTTACTTTAAGTGTAGGGTTCAGCACAGTAAACAGTTTCCCATTTGCTGTTGGTGATAAAGTTCTCATAGAGGGAGTTAGCGTTGGTGTTGGATCTACTGGGACTAACTTTAATTCTGCGGAATATAACTATAAGTTATTTGAGTTGACAGAGGTTACTTCTAATCTAGGTGGAATTGGATCTGTTAGATTTAATATGTCTGACGTTATTAAAATTAATGAAACTCCAGGTCAGTTTGACGCTGTAAATTCTTCCGCAAGAATAACAGCTAAAAAACATTTTCCATTATTCGAGTCAAACTTAGTTCTAAACGATTATATTGTCGGAGAAACAGTAACATCATCCTCCGCAACAGGAATCGTTGAAGATTGGAATCCAATTACTTCAATTCTCAGAGTATCATCTGATGATAATTTTAATATAGATGAAAAAATAACAGGTAAATCCTCCAAATTTGTCAGTATTGCATCCTCTATATCTTCATATGAGTCTTATATTGATTATGAAGCATCTTCTAAGGTCATAAGGGGATGGCAAGATGATTCTGGAGAACTAAACTATGATTTGCAGAGAGTACAAGATAACTTCTATTATCAAAGATTCTCTTATTCTCTTAGATCACAAATTCCATATGAAACTTGGAATGAGGTTGTTTCTTCAACTAATCACACCCTTGGTTATAAAAAATTCGCTGATTATCAATTAGAGACTTTTAACTCAAATTCAATGTCAGTTGGGATCACAACTGAAGTCGGGCAGGTTGATGTAATAAACGATCTATCTAGAGTTATTGATCTTAATTGTGTCTTTGATTTTGATTTAGTAACTGAGAACAATATTAACTCTGGCACAATATCAGATGAAATGGTATTTTCTAATAGAATTTTGACAGATTACTTTGAGTCAGTTGGAAACAGAGTTCTCTCTATTGATGATATTAGTGGAGAGTTTAATAGTGAACCAAGGTCTACACCTTTCAGCGTAGTCAATACCTTTGATTTATCCGAAGCAAGAGCATTGAAGTATGTAACATATGTTAGAGATAAAAGGTTTACTCAACAGAGACAACTTCTTATAGTTGATTTGGTTCACGATGGCGTTACAGCATATATGAATCAATATGGAAGAATTGAAACTCAGTATGATCAGGGTTCATTTGATTTTTCTGTTTCTGGAACTGAGGGGCAACTCTTATTCTTCCCAACTAAATTTACAGTTAATGACTATGATGTAACGTCTTTATCATATAATATAAGTGGAATTGCGACTACAGGGACCGGAACAACTTTCTTTGGTAGTGGTGTGTTGGTAGATACGTCTTCTACTGAGATAACTCCCGCAACTGACGCCACAATTGTTTCTATTGCAAGCACTTACAATTCTGCCAAAATTCTTGTTACTATTAATCCAGATTCAACTGTTAACGATAAATTTGAGATGGTTGAACTTAATGTAGTTCATGACGGAACAGACGTTGAACTTCTTGAGTTTGGTCAATTAACAACTGGCGGATTTGATACGTTCTCTGGTGGAGCTGGACTTGGCACATATTCTGCAGCAATTTCTGGTAGTAATTTAGAAATTGATTTCCATCCTGGTTCAGGAATTACCACCACTGGTGTAATAAACACTATTCAAGTTGCATTGTCTGAAAATACTTCTGGGATCTCAACAACACAACTGCAGTTGTCTGAACTTGATGGTAGAACAACGACCATCTCTGCATCAGGTTCTCCTGGTGTAACCACAGTATCTCAATACGGAAATAATTATGATTCTGCTTATTTTATTGCACAGATTGCAGACACCACTAATGGAGAGTATCAAATTGCTGAGATAGTTGTTGTTGATGACTATCTTGATGCATCAAATTCATTTGATACTTATTTTGTTGAATATGGAGAATGCTCTACTAATGTAGGTTTGGGAACATTTGGAACAAGTATTGATAGTAATGGCACTGTTTCACTATTGTTTACTCCTAATGCAAGCATAGACACAACGGTTACGGTATTTAAAAATGCTATCACCCTTAATGAGGATACAACTTTAGGTGCTGCAATTACATTTAGCAACGCTTCAATTGGTGGAGAGTTTGCATCTTACTCTGGAACTGAGTCCGACCTAAAGAGATCATTTGGATTGACACATAAAAATGATGAAATTTTTGAGAGATATTTTATTGGTAATGATAGCACTGTAGTTAACTTAACCACAAATACCATAACAATTCCAAATCATTTCTACGTAAGCGGTGAGCAACTTAAGTATGTTCATGTAGGAACTGCTTCATCTGCTATTGGAATTGCAACCACATCATTCGTTGGTGCATCAAATACAACTTTCTTACCTGGAGAGAACATCTTTGCAATTAAAGTAAATGATAATGAAATTAAAATTGCTGCTAGTGCTGAAAATGCACTCAAAGAAGTTCCCTTAGCAGTTCAACTTGAGAGTGTAGGTATCGGTACATCTCATAGATTTGTAGCAACTAATCAAAATGCAAAAGTTATAGTAGCAATTGATAATCTTATTCAATCTCCAGTTGTTGCTACTTCAGTTACAACGGGACTATCTACTAATACAACTATTTTTGATAATATAGTAAGGTTTAGTGGCATAACCTCATTCTTCGGTTCAGATTTAATTAAAGTTAATGATGAAATTATGAAGATTGAGGCAATTGGAGTTGGTGTAACTAATGCAATAAGAGTTCGCAGAGGGTGGATGGGAACTAAAGTAGCTGCTGCTGGAACTCATGATTTAGTTACTAAAGTGTCTGGTAATTATAATATTGTTGATAATGTTCTTAATTTTGTAGAACCACCCTTTGGTAACACTCCTATCGGTTCAACCACCAATCCACCAGATCAAAGAGACTATGTTGGCATTACCACGAGTTCTACTTTCCAAGGAAGATCATTTGTAAGATCAGGTATAACCGGTGAGTCTAATGACTCATATAATAAAAATTATATTTTTGACAATATTAATAATGGATTTGATGGAACAACAAATACATTTACTCTAAAACAGTCTGGTTCTAATGTTACTGGAATTGAGGATGAAAATGCTGTGGTGCTTATCAATGATATATTCCAAGTCCCATCTTCTATCAAAGATTATACGTTAACGCAATCTTCAGGTATTACTACAATATCATTTAATGGTTCTTCGCCACAAACTCCACTTGGACCAGATGTTGGGATATCAAGTTTCCCTAAGGGTGGCATCATTGTATCTGTTGGTTCAACTGAAGGATTTGGTTATCAACCTCTGATATCTGCTGGTGGAACAGCGATTATCTCTGGATTTGGAACTATATCTTCCATTAGTATTGGTAATAGTGGCTCTGGATATAGATCTGGGATTCAAACCGTTAATGTTGGTGTTGGGACTTCCAGCACCGGAACTGGTAACATACAATTTGTTGGAGTTGCTACTATCAGTAATGGCAATATTATAGGTGTTGCTATTACTAATCCTGGAATTGGTTTCACTCATACAAATCAACCATTTGTAGTATTTGATGATCCTGTATCATATTCTGATATGAGATTATTCTATAGTTCTTCCTCTGTTAGTGGAGTTGGCACTGAAGCGATTATTGATGTTGTTGTTGGTAATGGTTCAAGTGTAATTGATTTTGAGATTAAAAACACCGGTTATGGATATAGAGATGGTGCGATATTAACTGTCGCAATTGGCGGAACGACAGGTATACCAACCACATCTTCTTTTACAGGAGATGAGTTCCAAGTTACCGTTGACGAAATTGCAGACGATAAGTTTGCAGGATGGTCCGTAGGTACATTGCAACTCCTTGATAATATTGAAGATCTTATTGACGGAGTAAGAAAGGATTTCCCTCTTAAATTAAATGGAGAAATTACCTCTATAGTATCCTCTCCAGGATCTAAAATTAATGTTCAGGATGTGTTAATTATTTTTGTCAATGATGTTTTACAAGAACCAGGTGTTGGATATCAGTTTAGTGGTGGAAGCACTCTTACATTCACTGAACCCTTAAAGGTAGAAGATGTAGTTACAATTATATTCTACAAAGGAAATGGTGATAGTGATGTTGTCTTTAGAGATGTGATTGAAACTGTTAAAAAAGGTGATACTCTTCAACTCAAGCACATGTCTGGTACACAATCGCCTATTCTTGATGAAGATCCAAGAAGCGTTATTAGTGTCCTTTCTACAGGTAATGTAGCAACGAATGCGTATGCTGGACCGGGAAATACTAATGATGTAACTCTTGAAAGGCCAGTCATCTGGTGCAGACAAACTGAGGATAAAATTATTGATGGTATTCCTACAGGTAAAGATAGAGAACTCTATGAACCTATAATTAATCCAACCTCATATATTATTAATAATGTGGGAGTTGGTTCTACTGCGATTTATGTTGATAGTTTAAGACCTCTATTTAATCCTCAAAATGAAGCAGCGAATACATCATTCCAGAAAAAGATTAAGTTTATCGCTCAGGAACCAAAGGTAGGTGCTTCTGCGACGGCAGTTGTTTCTGGATTTGGTACAATCTCCTCTGTTGCAATTACTGATGGTGGTGTAGGATACACAACTGCTACAGTAAGTTTTGGATACACCTCCGCATCTAGAGCTTTTGGTACAGTGACTATAAGTGCCGGTGGAACTGTAACTGGTGTTGCAATTACCTCGCCTGGAATTGGTTATACATATACAAGTGTACCTACTGTTCTCATCTCTCCTCCAGGTCATACTGAAGAAGAATGTAATGTAAATACTTACTCTGGCGATAATGGTGTTATTGTTGGATTTGGTACTACCACTGGACCACAACTAATATTTGATATTCACATTCCATATGATTCCTTCCTTAGAAACACTGTTATTGCAGGAACTGCTGTAACAATAACTTCTATTCAGGCGAACGATTATTTTATGATTAAGAAGTCTAACGTTGGCATGGGTGATACATTTGATGGAATATATGAAGTCTCTAGCATAGAGACATTGACTAGAGATGTTGTTGGAATATCGACGACAGTCAAACGATTGTTCGTTGATGCTACCGTTGTTCCTTTGGGATACAGCAGTGGAATCACAACTTCGGATACTGGATTTGGTAATTTTAGTTGGGGTAGAATTGATGTTACCTCAAGAAATTCTACAAGTTCTTACACAGCATATACTTCAGGTATAACTACTTCTACAAGAGTCGTAAGATCGAATTTCTTAAAGTCTAAAAATTATACAGCAAACTCCTAATAAATAAAGAAAAACCTGCGTCAAATGGCTGCCATTATAACGGATCAGATTAGGATATTAAACGCAAAGAATTTTATTGCTGGAATTAATAATTCCAGTAATTCTTATTATTCTTTTGTTGGTTTACCCAATCCTGCAGATTATCAAAGTGACTGGGATACCGATCCCCCTGCTCCCAAAGATAATTTTGATCAAGAGAATGACTATTGGGACACAATGGTTGCTCTTAAAAAAATTAACACTGCTGATGCAAGTCAAGTAGTTCCAAAAAGATCTTGGAGTTCTGGAACTGCATATGATATGTATCGTCACGATTACAGCAGAACAAACACCGCAAAAATTTCTGGATCAACATCATTATATCTTGCAAATTATTTTGTGATGAATAGTGATTTTAGAGTTTATATCTGCTTACAGAATGGAATTGATCCTGATAATCCAACTGGAAGAGCATCTTTAGATGAACCAACTTTTACCGATTTAGAACCAAGAAGTGCTGGTAATAGTGGTGATGGATATATTTGGAAATATCTTTATACAATTAAACCAAGCGAAGTTGTAAAATTTGAGTCTACTCAGTACATGCCAGTACCAAGAGACTGGACAACTGCAAGTGATAATGCAGCTGTCAGAGATAACGCGGTTGATGGAAGCATTAAAATTGTAACAATCACTGACAGAGGTGCTGGTCTAGGAACTGCTAATGCAACCTATACGGGTGTCCCTATCAGAGGAGATGGAAGTGGAGCAGAATGCACCATTGTAATAGATGGTAATCAGCAAGTAGGACAAGTAATCGTATCTAATCAGGGTTCTGATTACACTTATGCAAATGTTGATTTAGATGGTGGTGGTGTACCTACAGGAACCACTAGACCATCTTTGGAAGTAATCATTCCACCTCAAGGAGGACATGGGGCAGACATTTATAGAGAATTAGGAGCTTACAATGTTCTCCTATACTCAAGAATTGAAAATGATAATGAAAATCCAGATTTTATTACTGGAAATCAAATTGCCAGAGTTGGAGTCGTAGAAAATCCTGAGCAATTTGGATCATCCACTATCTTATCTTCAGATAAGGCATCTGCTTTGAGTGCTCTTAGATTAGTTGGAACCGGATATAGCACCGCTACATTTACAGCAGACTCTTATTTTACTCAAACAGTTGGAACTGGTGCTACTGCTGTAGGTAGAGTTGTAAGTTATGATCAGACTACTGGAGTTCTTAAATTCTGGCAGGACAGAAGTTTAGCTGGATTTAATACAGTGGGAACTGCACAGACTCAACCTCAATATGGATATGAATTGCAGGAGTTTACATCCACACCCTCTGGAGATGGTAGTTTAACAATTACACCATCTACTGGATCTAATTTGACTATAGATTCTAACTTTACTGGTATATCTACCGTAATAAATAATCGTACATACTATCTTGGTCAGAGTTTTGTGAGTGGTATTGCTAATCCCGAGGTCAAAAAGCACTCTGGAAACATTATCTACGTTGATAACAGACCTTCTATTACCAGATCGTCAAACCAAAAGGAAGACATAAAAGTTATTTTGCAGTTCTAAAGAATTATGCCACAGCAGACGAATCTTAACGTAGCGCCATATTTTGACGATTTTGATCCCGCTAACGACTACCATAAGATATTATTTAAACCTGGTTATCCTGTTCAGGCAAGAGAATTAACTTCTCTTCAATCCATCCTGCAAAATCAAACTGAGAGGTTTGGGCAGCACTTCTTTAAAGAAGGTGCTAAAGTTATTCCTGGAAATACTTCTTATACAAGATTATACTATGCAATTCAGATTGAAAATAATTTCCAAGGGGTTCCTGTATCTGCATATGTTGATCAATTAGTTGGTGTAAAAATAACCGGAGTGAGGTCTGGTGTTACAGCAGTAGTTGATAGTGTCGTTTTACCTGAAGATTCAGAAACTGGTAATTTAATTTTATATGTTAATTACTTAGGTTCAAGTACTACAAATAATCAAACTCAAACTTTTTTTGATGCCGAAAATTTGACCTCCGATGAGGTTATTATTTCAGGATTGCTAGGAAATACAACTATCCCTGTTGGATCTCCTTTTGCAAGCACCTTGGTGTCTAATGCTTCTGGAACTGGTTCAGCATTTTCAATAGATCAAGGTGTTTATTTTGTAAGAGGTAATTTTGTTAATGTAAGTAGAGAAACTTTAATTTTAGATCAACTCACCAATACTCCAAGTTATAGGGTTGGATTTTTCATTGAAGAAGATATTGTTACATCAGATTTAGATGAAACTCTGAATGATAATTCTCAAGGTTTTAGTAATTTTGCCGCTCCTGGTGCTGATAGACTCAAAATTAGTTTAAGTTTATTCAAGAAACCTCTAGATGATTTTACTGATGACAATTTTATTTTACTTGCGACTATAATAAATGGAGTTATTCAAGAGAGAAATATAAGAAAAAATGATTTAGGGGGAGGTGTTGGTTACAATGATATTACAGATATTCTAGCGAGAAGAACTTTTGCCGAATCTGGAGATTATTATGTAAAACCTTTTGATGTTTCACTCGTAGAATCTTTAAATGATAAGACTGGAAATAATGGAATCTTCAATGCTGGTCAATTTACTCCAGGTGGTGTAACTCCAACTGATAATCTTGCTTTATATAAATTCTCTCCTGGAAAAGCATTTGTTAAGGGTTATGAAATTGAAACTTTAAATACAACTTTTATTGATGCGGATAAACCAAGAACCACAAAAATTTTAAAAGATCAAAACTTTGTTTACAATACAGGTGCAACTTTTAAAGTTAATAGTGTGCATAGAGCGCCTACAATAGGCGTTGGTAATACATTTGTTATAAGTCTAAGAGATCAAAGAGTTGGTGAAAATCCCGGTGCTCCCATAGGAAAAGAAATTGGTCTTGCTAGAGTATATGATTTTAATTTAGAATCTGGTAGTTATAGTGCTACCAATGCAAATACAAATCAGTGGAATCTTTCTTTATATGATGTTCAGACAACAACCGAAATAGCTTTAAATCAGGCACACACTTTAACTGTCCCTACATTTGTTAAAGGTAATTCTAGTGGTGCTACTGGTTTTTTAAGACATGCTGTAAGCGCCGGAACTGCAGTAACTGTTTATGATACCAACGGAACTTTTGTTGCTAACGAAAAACTTTCCTTTAATGGACTTGAAAATGGCAGAATTGCTATTGCAGTAACAGAAAATAAAATTTCTAATATTAAATCTGTTTTTGCTACGTCAAATACTTTAGATTTAGCAGATGGTATAGTTGGAGTTAATAGTTTTAGTGCTAATATACTTCAATCTAATAAATTTACAGTAGGTATTGCTACAATCAGTCCTAAATCGGGTGGTGTTAGCACAATCACTAGTCCAAATAGTCTATTTCCTGGAACAGTAGTTAAAGAAAATGATCTTATTAAATATACTGATACAACTGCAGGATTAACTGAAGATCCCATCATTGCTAGAGTTACTAACGTTGGCACCTCTGCTGTTACTATAGCAGGTGTCGAATCTGTTTCTGGTATTTGTAGTGGATTCTTACCAGCAACAACTTTGAGTGTCACCGACCTGGAAGTTCTTACAACAGAGTTAGCAGATTCCTCTGATGACACTTTGTTTACTCCATGCCCCAAACCAAACGTAGCAGGCATAGATCTTTCTGAAACCACATTTGTTATTAGAAAAACGTTTAGTGTTGATATTACAGATAATCAACTTTCTGTTGCTGTATCTGCAGGCACTGATGAAACGTTCCTTCCCTTTGATGATGAGAGGTATATTTTAATTAGATCTGATGGAGCAACTGAACAACTAACTGGGGATAGATTTGATATTTCTGCAAATGCAAAATCTTTGCAAATTAGAAATCTTGGTGATGATGATACTGCCGCAACTTTAATTGCGACTTTAAGAAAGAGAAATCCAACGTCTAAAGTAAAAATTAAAAATAGAGTTAAATCTATTATCGTTGACAAATCAAGACTTGAGGGGTCTGGAATTGGTACGACTACACTTAATAATGGTTTGACTAACGGGAATTTTCCATTTGGAACTAGAGTTGAAGATGAAATAATTTCATTAAACACTCCAGATATTATATCAATTCAAGGTATTTTTGAATCTGCTGATACTTCTGCTGCATCTGCACCCAAAGTATCTTTAATTAATATTGTTAGTCCTTCTACAACCACATCTGATATATTGATAGGTGAAAAATTAACAGGCCAAACAAGTGGATCAGTTGCAATTGTTGCTGAGATAGTAGATGCATCTACTATAAGTTTTGTTTATAAAAATGAGTCTGTGTTTATTGAGGGAGAAACTTTAGAATTTGAAGAATCTAACATCAATGCAAGAGTTTCTATTTTAGATACACCTAGTTTTAATATTTCGTCAAACTATACCTTTAAAACGGGTCAGGATGAGACGACTTACGCATATGGATCAATCAAAAGAAAAGTTGATAAAAATGCTCCCCTTAAGCAACTAAAAATTTATTTTACTTCTGCTTCTTTTGATACAACTGATAATGGGG